TTGAGGATTGGGATTTCTGGTTGCGCGCGTTGGATGCTGGCGCGCGCTTTGTATGCGTCGAAGAGGAAACGTGGACGTATCGTTTCCACGGTTCTAACCTATCCACGGGCGGGTAGAATACGAGCATGGCGATCACGAATGGCTATTGCACGCTCGCACAGGTAAAGGCTGCGCTTCGCATCTCCGACTCCACGGATGACACGCTGCTCGAGGGTAGCGTTGAGTCCGCGTCCAGGCTGATCGATGGGTACGCGATGCGGAGTTTCTACAATGCTGGCACCGCGGCGCGCGTCTTCTCGACAAATGATTCGCTCTACGTACAGACGGATGACATGGGCGGTACGGCGATCACGCTCGAGACGAGCACGCTCGGCGATGGAACGTGGGACGTAACGTGGACGGCGACGGATTATCAACTCGAGCCATTGAACGGCACGCTGGATGGCATCACGTGGGCATACGATCGCATTCGCGCCGTCGGTGATTACGTCTTCCCGACGAATAGTGTTCTACTCGGTGAGGGGCAGGCTCTCGTAAAGGTGACCGCGGTATGGGGTTGGCCGGCGATCCCGAAGGCGATTGAGACGGCGACGATCATCCAGGCTACGCGTATCTTCAAGCGATTCGACTCGCCACTCGGCGTCGCCGGATTCGGGGACTTTGGTGCGGTGCGCGTGTCGCGCTTCCTTGATCCTGATGTGGAGCAGCTCGTTCAGCCGTATCGGAAGATGCGGAACGTGAAGTGAGCGCGACCGTTGGCGAGATCAAGACGGCGCTCGCTACGGCGCTCGGTACGATCACGGGCCTGCGAGCATATGATCGGCAGCCCGACAATCTGAACGCTCCGTTCGCATTCCCGTCGCTTGATTCGATTGAGTATCACGGCGCGATGAGTAATGGACTCGTCACGCAGACGTATCGGATTAGCGTCATCGTTGGTCGTGCTGCGGAGCGCAGCGCAGAGGATCGCCTAGACACGTATTTGTCGTACGACCAGGGCGGCATTCGGTACGCGATCGAGTCTGATCCGACGCTCGGCGGTTATGCGCGGACAAGTATCGTAGAGTCTGCGGGTAGCATTCAGACGATCGATGGTAATGACACGACGTACCTTATGATCGAGTTCCGCGTCATTGTGTACGCATAAGGAGACGAGATGAGCAAGACGTATCAGGTTGTCGAGGGTTTTACGGTGTACGGCAAGAAGAGCGGCGAGACGATCTCTGAGTCGGAGATTGGTAGCGTGGCGCTGCTTTGCGGGTTGCTGGGGTCTGGTCGGATCGTTTCTGTAGAACCGTCCAAATCGTCGGCTAGAATGACTAAGGAACACGACGACACCTCGAAGGGGGTCTAGAATCACATGGCAAAGCTTGTGCTTACCAACGCAAACGTGACCCTCGGCGGCACGGATGTTAGCTCGTACGTCGCTTCGGTGACGCTGAACATTTCCGTGAATGAGGTCGAGACGACCGCGTTCGGTTCGGGTGCCACGACTCGCGTCGGTGGCCTCCAGGACAACAGCGTGACGCTGGATATGCATCAGGACTATTCGGCTATCGAGGGTCTGGTCTATCCGCTGATCGGTTCGACCACTTCGCTCGTCGTCAAGCCGAACGGCACCGCCGTTGGTACCGCGAACCCGTCGTACACGATGACGCCGCTCGTTACCGAGTGGACGCCTGTCAATGGCGCCGTCGGCGAGCTCGCGACCGCTTCGATCACGTGGCCCGTGTCGGGTACCGTGACGAAGGCTGTAGCCTAAACTCATCGCGCCTATCGGCGCTAGTTGGAGGGAATGAGATGGAAGTTCAGTTCAAGATCAAGCCGAAGGGTGGCATCGCCGAAACGGTTACGGCCGAACTCGTCGATGTCATCGCATGGGAAGAGAAGTATCAGCGCCCCTCGACCGAGCTCGGCGGCGATACGATCTTCGCTCGCGACTTCGTGTGGCTCGCCTGGCATAGCATTCAGCGCCAGGGCAAGACAACGCTGGACTTCATGGATTGGGTTGCGACGCTCGAGGATATTGAAGGCTCCGAATCTGGCCCTTTAGAGCCCTCGGAGAGCACTCCTCCCATTGGCTCATAGCGAGCCTCGCCGTCGAAACAGGCATCGCTCCGAGCCAACTCCTATGCGAGTCGGAGCGTATGCTTTGGACAATGCTCGGCTACATCAGGTGGCGAGCGGTTCACTCGCAAGGATGATCTAGTGGCGCAGCCGTATCGTGTTGAGGGTATTGGTGAGGTTATGCAGATCCTTCAAGATATTGCTCCTGAGCACGCTAAGGAGGCGCGTAAGAAGTTCAAGACGGATGCGCGTCCGATTGTGAATGCGATTCGCGCATCGTTTCCAGAGGTTGCTCTGACGCGGTGGAATCCGCCGAAGCAGGGTGCTGCTCCTGGAGTGATTGAGCGGACTGGATCGAAGCGTTTGCCGGCGTATCGTGCTAGTGATGTTCGCCGTAAGACGAATGTGAGCATTCAGAATAAGCGGATGCGTGGCACGGGCGAGCGTGTTTTGTTCATTAGGATTCGCTCGAGTGCGGCAGCTGTGGATGCGCTTGATATGGGGGGCAAGGCGAGTAACTCTAATTTCACGCGGAACATGACGGCAAAGCATGGAAAGCCGTCGCGTTTCATCTGGCCGACGGTTGAGAAGTATGAGCCGGATATTCGTAAGACTATTCTTATGGCGAAGGAGAGCATGGAACGCACGATCAACGCTCAACTACGATCGCGTTATTCTGGTTCTCGGTATTCGCGTAATCGAACGCGCGCCACGGGACTCTGAGCGAGAACCGGTAGACTAGACGTATGGCTATCGTTGTTCCTATCGTCGGTGATTTTAGTGGCCTTAGCCGCGGCTTGAAGGGTGCTGGTAGTAGCCTTTCCAAGTTTGGAAGGATCGCGTCTATTGCGATTGCTGCTGGTGTTACTGCCGAGCTGTATAAGAGTGTGAAGGCTGCTGCTGAGGCTGAGAAGAGCACGCAGGCACTTCGTGGTCAGCTCAAGTCGCTTGGCATGAGTGATGATGTCAATCGTCTTCAGAATCAGTTCACGCAACTTGCGACAACGCTTGGTGTGGATGATGAATCTGCGTCGCGAGCATTCACGACGATTCTTCGCCTGACGGGTGATTCGACGAAGGCGATGGATGGGCTGAATCTCGCGCTTGATCTTTCTGCGAATACGGGTTTTGCTGATCTTGAGAAGAACGCGATGAATGTCGGCCGCGCGATGAATGGCAATACGCGCCTGTTCAAGCAGTTCGGCATCACGGTCGATGAGAATACAACGAAGCAAGAGGCGCTTGCGATTGTTTCTAAGCGTGTCCAGGGACAGGCGGAAGCGTTCGGGACGAGTGCTACGGGATCGTTCCAGCGTTTCAATGAGGCTGTTGAGAATCTGCGTGAGACAATTGGCGCTCCGCTTGTGGTTGCGCTTGCGAATGCTGCGTCGAAGGTTTCTGGTTTTCTAAATCAGCTTCGTGAGAAGCCGACGCTTGAGGCGCGTATCAGGCTAATTGTTGGAAGCATTGGCAATGTTGCGTGGACGGGCATTCGGAGTCTGTACACGTGGTGGGATCAGCAGGGCCGTGTTGAGCTACCTGCTGGCGTCAAGTTGATTCCGAGTGGTCGTCAGCAGTTTGATGCTTTCTTCAATGGTATTGAGCGTGACGCGGTGCAGGCTGGTAGGAACTCTGTTCGCGCATTGCTTGGCGCGTTCAGTAGTACAGGATCGAAGGAGGCTACTGCGTCTCTGAGCGGATTGTTTGATCGCATCATCAGCGCGTGGCAATTCACGATGCGTATTAGTGGTGGCACGCTCGCTGCTGGACTGTTGCAGGGATTCGTTGAAGAGATTCACAATTCAACAAAGGCATTTTTCCAGGCTATCGCTGATGCTCTCTCGAGCGCGGTTGATATGTTCACCGGTTCTTCTGAGGTGAAGAAGTTGGGTGGCAAGCTTGCCGAGTCAGTTATGAAGCCGAAGACTGGTGAGGTTCGGAAGAGCAACATCATCACGGAGACTGTTAGGGCTGCTATTCAGGATGCGCGTAAGCAGCTGCAATCGTTCGGGTCGAATCTGGTTGCGTTTATGTCGCAGAAGCGTGCTGCGTTGCTTCGGGTTGCTGGTGGGCCGACGGGTGCTGAGGCGACTGCGGAGCAGAGGCGTATTGAGGATGAGCGTTTCAAGATCGCTGAGGCGGCGGCTCGAGCCGAGGTCGCGAATGCTGAGGATAAGACGAGCGCGCAGCTCGACTTGGATCAGCTCTTGCTTGATCGTCAGCAGACGCTTCGCGATCGCGCATTGTCGGACGCTGAGGATTCGGATAAGAAGACGATTGACAATCTGATCGAGCAGTTCAATCGTGGTCTGATCAGCGCCGAATCTTTCTCCAATCAGTTGAAGGCGTTGATTGGTACTGACTTCGGTTCAGAGCTCGGCATTGGTTTTGCTGGAGCGTTTGAGCGCGAGTTGCAGGGTGTGCTTGCGCTTGTGGCGGATATTGCGAAGGTTGCTGGTCAGGGTCAGCCGATTGCTGCGGAGCAGCCTGGCGTGTCGTCTGCGTTGAAGCAGGAGAATCAGCGCCGTTATGATGAGGCGCTTGCTGATTGGCAGAAGCGGCGCGCTGATCGATTGAAGCAAGCACAAGACTTTCGGAAGCGTGCTGGTAGTCCTGGCGGGTCGACGATCACGGCTGCTGAGGCTGCTGAGATCAAGAAGATAATGGCGGATTGGGACTCTGGGAACGCGAAGCCGGTCCGCTCGGCTTATGGCTTGGCGATGGGTGGAATCCTAAAGAAGCAGGTATTCACGGCTGGTGAGGCTGGTGCTGAGGCTGTCATTCCGTTGAATTCGACTTCGGCGATGAATATGCTGAGTGACGCTGTGGGTGGTGGCGGAGGTGGCAATACGACTGTCTATAACTTGACGGTGAATGCTGGGCTTGGTACTGATCCTGACGAGCTCGGTAGGACGATTGTTGAGTCGATCAAGCGGTTTGAGAAGCGTAATGGTCAAGCCTTCAGCGCGCCACTATTGTCGGTGACGCAGAATGTGGCGGGTCAGACTTCGGGTGGTTCTACGAAGACGGACTTCAATCGCGTGACGACGCTTCGTAAGGGCTAGCGTCGTGCCGGCTCCTGATGTTCTCGTCCAGATCGGCGGAAGCGGAACCGCGTTTTATGATGTCACGTCCTATACGACTAGCGTGACGATCTCGCGAGGATTGTCGCGCGAACTCGATCGGTTCACAACGGGTAGTGCGAACCTGTCGTTTACGAATACGTCTCGCGCATTCGATCCGTTCTACACATCATCGCCGTTCTATCCGAATATCAAGCCGCGAAAGAATATGAAAGTAAGCACCATCGTCTCTGGTTCGACAGCGGTGCAGTTTACGGGACTCGTGGAGGATTGGTCGCTGGATTAC